AGCGATTGCAGCGATTGCAGCGATTGCAGCGATTGCAGGTCTTGCAGCGATTGCAGGTCTTGCAGCTATTGCGGCGATTGCAGCTATTGCAGCTATTGCGGCGATTGCAGGTCTTGCAAGTCTTGCAGCGATTGCAGGTCTTGCAGGTCTTGCAGGTCTTGCAGGTCTTGCAGGTCTTGCAGCTATTGCAGCGAATTTAAGAGCAACCCGCAACGTATAGTTTCACCTGTTATAGGGTCACGGGAAGCGCAAACAACGTGCTATTGGAACGGCGATAAAGACCAAATAGTTTGCGGTTGTTTCAAAGGTACCTTGGCAGAGTTCAAAAGCCAAGTAGAAAAGGTGTACGGTGAAGAAGGACACGGGGCGGACTATTTAAAATGGGTTAATTCAGTGGAGACTTACATAAAATCATTATGAGCATTGATTTAGAACGACGATTTACGAAAAATAATCTGCATGAATTTGCGGATTTTGCGCAAGAACTATCTGATCAGATAGGTTTCAAAGTTTCATCCAGAGGGTGGGCTTACATTATGGAACAAAACGGGTATGTTACCAAAGATCAATTCGATAAAGTGGAAAGCCTGATTAACAGGTGCCGCAAGCAAGGCCATTTGCCAGTTGATTTTACCGCAGAAGAGGCCGCCAGGGATTTTAAAGAAGTTCATGCCCCTGAAACCCGTACACATGTCGAATTTCTCAAAAGTTGGCTTGAACACGGCTACAGGTGTGAAGATTGGTACGACCCCGATTGGTGGGAAGGGGAAGAATATTACATTCAAATGATTGTAGAGAAGATCGACCTGGTTACACTCTTCCAACCTGTTTGCAAAAAGTACCATGTGCCAATAGCAAACGCCAAGGGCTGGTCTTCTATCCTTCAAAGGGCTGAATACGCCCGACGTTTCAAAGAAGCCGAAGACAAAGGTTTGAAGTGTGTTCTACTTTACTGCGGGGATCACGACCCCGACGGTTTGCGGATATCTGAAACACTTTACAAGAACATCGACGATATAAGCCAAATCTATTGGAGCGACGGGGAACGTGGCTACGATCCAAGCGATTTGATTATAGAGCGGTTCGGGCTTAACTATGACTTTATCACCGGCAACAACCTTACTTGGATTGACAACCTTGTCACTGGCGGGGGTGAATTGGCTAAAATGGTTGGTGGTCAGGTGGTGCAAGGTACCACCAAGAACGGACGACCGCACCCGAATTTCCACCTTCCTTATTTACAAGAATACCTTGCCAAGATAGGGGTTAGGAAGTGTGAAGCGAATGCCCTGGTTGTAGCTCCTGAAGCCGGTAGATTTCTTTGTGAACAGACGATTGTTAAGTTCTTGGGTGAAGGTTGCCTTGACCGATTTAAGGAAAAAAAAGACTACGAAAAACAGCGCGTTCTTGAAGTGAAGGAAAAGTTCAATGTAGATGCAAGAATAAACGCTATAATTGAAGACTTAGAAAACGAATAAGTTAAAATCAAGTTATAATTCAAAAGCATCATGGTAATTGGGTCATGATGCTTTTTTATTGTTTACACGCAAGTGCTTGATAGACAGTGTTTTAACGGTAAACAATAGAAACAATGTAAACAATGTATTGTTTACGTGTAAGTGCTTGATAATCATTAAGTTACAACCAAATAAACAATGTAAACAATAAAACTACCTAATCTTTAAATGTAAAAATGAGTATATGTATATATGGCCGTATAATAGAGTGTATATTTCTGAATTAAGTTATAGGGAATTATTGTTTACATTGTTTACCGACGTTTGTTTTTGGCCGTAAGTTGTTGATAGTCAGTGCTTTTAGACGTAAACAATACTTTTGTTTATTGTTTACGTCTAATTTAATAGTTAACTTTGGTGATATGGGACGAGGAAGACCAAAAATTTTTGAAACTCCTGAAGAGCTTTGGGAGTACTACCAAGAATATAAACAGTACATTCTTGACAATCCTATTGTGGTTCAAGATTGGGTTGGTAAAGACGCGCACGAAATAGAGCGCAAACACTATATGCCTCCCACGTGGAAAGGTTTCGAAGCTTTTTTGTTCAGGGCTGGGGTGGGTGATGTCAAGAATTACGTAAATCTTGACAATTATAGAAGGAATGTAAATGGTGCTTACAAAGATTTTCTGGGAATCATACGTGCGATAGGCTCCGAAATGTTCGAACGTAAATTTTCGGGGGCTTCAGTGGGTATATACCAACAGAACATAATCGCCCGTGAACTTGGGCTTGCTGACGTACAAGAAGTCAACAACTTCCAACGTCCTGTTCTTGAAGGCGGTGAAGAATTGCCAGACGATGACGCAACACCCGTTGACCCTCTTTTGGAATGAGCCGAATAACCACCACTTCAAATTTCAGGTTCATTCAAAGCGCGTTTATCGAAGCCAAGCTTGCAGCCAATCAAGAACGAATCACGGGGGTAGTAAACCCCAGCCGTTTGAAAGGGGTTGGCTTAGAGGGTGCCAGTAGAACGGGTAAGTCTTGGGACATATCCGTTTTCTTGTGCCACTATGTTGGCAAGTACCAAGGCAAGCAAATAAACGTCTGTAGGGATCACCGCGCCAAGCTGACAAAGACTTTCTACGCCACGTTAAAAAAGGTCTGGTGCTATTATTTCCAGTACCCCAAGACCCACTTCAACAAGACCGCTTCAGACATTGAGTTTAACGACAACGTTATTCGCTTTGTCGGTGTGAATGATGATATCTTGACGGCGCATGGTCTTGAATCTGACCTTCTGATTATCAATGAAGCTATGGGGGTTGACAAGGAATCAATCAATCAAATGGAGCAACGGACAACGGAATTCTACATTATGGACTACAACCCAAGTGAAGTAGATTCCTACCTTTACGACAAAGAATTAGACCCTTCTTACCGCCTCCACAAGACAACTATATTCGATAACCCCTACGCCCCCGCCAATGGTAAATCAAAGATTCTAAGCTATGCACACCCAGACGTTGACGACGCACACGTAGCGGATAAAGCGGGCTACAGCACTGAAGAGTGGGCAAGGCTGAAGGAACGCAATGTTGCTTTAAAGACAGCCCACAAATACAATTGGGAAGTGTACGGGCTTGGTAAACGGGCTGTCGGGGAAGATATCATATTTCCAGAATGGCAAGAATACGACAAAGAACCCGACGATAATTCGTTGGATTGGTCACACGTTGGGGGTGACTTTGGTTTTAAAGTTGATCCTGTTGGTACGGTTAAGGTCAAAAAGCAAGGTAATAACTTGTACTTGCGTGAACTCTTCCACATTCCGGCCATTGACCCAACTTGGCAAAAGGAGAAAATCAAGCTTGAAAATATAACGGATCACGATGTTATTAATTTGTTGATGCAAAACCAAGGGCTTGTGAACCCTGAAATTGCATTACTTATGAAGTATTTTGGTGAAGACAAGCACCGATCTATCTGGGACAAAGCCGAAGAAAAGTCTGTATTTGAGCTTAGAAGCTTAGACCTTGACGCTTGGTATTCTGATAAAGGCACGGGGTCGGTGTCTTTTGGCATCCAGAAAATGCACCAATTCAATTTATTTGTCCATAAAGATTCACTACATTTAAAACGTGAGCTATCAAAATATCGTTGGTTAAAGGACAAACAAGGTAATTACGTAAAAAACACCTACGGAAAACGGGTGCCAGTCGATAAAGATAATCATTTGATAGACGCCATACGTTACGTATTATTGTACTACTATTGGCAAACTAGCGGTGGCCACGAATCAGACACCTAAAAAATGAAGACAATGAAAATTATATTTTTCCTAATAACTGTGATCATCTTGGCTATGTTAATAGTTGGGTGCGAACAAGAAGACATCCAATTGCTTGAAGACCAGCCTTCATATTGGGGTTGTTGGACTGAAGCAACGGGTAAGCTTGGCGTTTATGATGTAAAGCTATCCGGCAATTTCTCTGATTTCCATAACATCACGATAGGCGATCAATGCGGATCACAGCTTGTGGCCTCTTTTGACATTGGTTTTTTCAGGAATGACACATTGATTTTAGATAATGGCCAGTACGAATTTTGGTGTTATTTGAAAGGTGACACGCTTTTATATTCGGCTAATCTTGAAGCAATAACCCCTACGATTGAGAAATTGATTAAAATTTAGTTTCTTTGTGATACGATGGGCATAGTAAAATCAGTTAAGCATTTCGTTACTAAGTCGCTGCAAACAATCAGCGATAAGTTTATTCCGTTGACAAGTACGGATTCAAGCTTGTTCAGATTGCTTGGCACTGACTACCGTTTTGGCACTCAATCAAAAGACTTCCTATTGAAAGCGTATGGAATGAATCCATACGCTTTCATGGTTATAGACCGGATCAGCCAACGCCTTGTTCAGATAGATAAACGTTTACTTGACCGGCTGGGGCAAGAAACCGAAGACGCAGACTTTGAACAACTATTAAAGCAACCTAACACCAAGGAAAAAGGTAGTTCGTTCTTGTATAGGGCGGCAGCTACTTACCTGGCGGCTGGGGAATGCTTCATTATAAGGGTGCAAGCATTGGGTGAACAAGACCAATATGTTGTTCCGATCAACTACAACGTCACTATAAATGAAGACACTAAAGGCAATGTTATCAGCTATTGGGTTCAAATGTTTGGTGAATCTGAAACCTTTTTGCCTAACGAAGTGCTACACATTCACAAGCCGGATATTACAATAGACACAAATCACGGCTTTTCCACTTTAAGAGCTAATCGAAAAGTCTGGGAATCCAATAACGAAGTTTGGGCTTCTGAAGCTTCTTTACATAAGAACAAAGGAATTGCTGGGGTGCTTTATTCTGACGGTAACCGGCCAATGACCGATACCGAACAGAAGCAGCTTCAAGAAAAATACGATCAAGACTTTACAGGTGCCAATAGTTTCGGACGGGTCAAGATATCGACGGCCAAACTTGGCTACGTTCAAATGGGCATGAACCCGAACGACCTGAAGTCTATTGAAACCAGGTTAGAACACCTTAGGACAATTTGCGCTTCCTACAATGTTGATTCGAAATTGTTCGGTGATTCTGCGGCATCTACATACAACAATATGGCTGAAGCCAAAAGAGCGTTCATAATTGACGCAGTAATTCCACTTTCGGAAGTTCTTTTGCCGCAGATTATCCCGTTTATGGCAAGGTCAGTCTTTCAAAATTATTCTATGCAATTAGTTGAAGAAACTATTCTTGAACTTCAAATTGTCATGGAACAGAAAAGCGCAAGGGTAGGCCGTGAAGTAATTCAAGGCATATTGACCCCAGAACAAGGGCGCGAAATGCTCTACCCTGAATTAGTCGAAGAACTTGACGACGGGGAAGGCAGCACAAGCGAAGGTTCTGAAGGTGACGTTCTTGTTGAAGATTCTGCCGCAGAAGCAGCCAACGCACAAGCGCAAGCCGCGCTTCGTGGATCAGTTGGGGGCGTTCAAGGCATCCTTCAAATACAACAAAGCGTTGAAGCTGGTACAACTGCCAGGGAAAGCGCGATTGTTATTTTAATGCAGATATACGGGTTCGATGAATCGACTGCTAATGAAATACTAGGATAATGAAATACTAGGATAATGAAAACTAAATTAGATACTAAAAAGAAGCTATCCAACCCCTATAAAGTGACTACGGTTGAAAAAGCGGTCAAAGATATAGACTTAGAGAAAAGAACTGTCACCGGACTTTTTAACACTAACTTCTATATTGACTCTGATTTAGACATGTTATTACCTGGGGCGGCGGCTAAATCCATACAAGAACGCGGCGTTGGGTCAACCAAGGGCAACAAAATCAAACATTTAAAAGACCATAATTGGTCTATGAATATCGCCCGCATAGATGTCTTGGAGGAAAAAGAAGTTGACTTTAACGGTAGGAAAGTAAGCGGGATTTATCACGAATCCTTCTACCCTGAATCTACCGATTCAAACGACCAACTAATAAAGATACAAGCCGAAATGTACGACGCAAGGTCTATCGGTTTCCAATATGTAAACCTTGACTTGGTGGAAGAAGGGACTGAAGATTTTGAAAAGTTTTTAGCTATGGCCATTAATCCAGAAGTCGGCCAAGAAGCCGGTTATTTTTGGGTTGTGAAAGAAATAAAACTTTGGGAAGGTTCAGACGTTAGCTTTGGGGCTAATGAGTTAACCCCTATGTTGGGTGTAAAATCGCCTTCTAACACTGTTTTACAAAAGCAACTGTTCGATAAACTGGACATTTGCAAAGGTCTTATGAAGAACGGTAACTTGTCTGACGACGGGTTTCACCGTCTTGATATGGAAATGAAGCAAATAAAATCGTATATTAGCACTTTAACCGAACGGCAGCCGTTCAAGAAAGACACTGGTAAGCCTTCCAGCCGTCAGCCTGAAGACACTTCCGAACCTAACGGTAAAGACTTTTTGAAATCATTAATCGGGTTTTAACCCATAAATCATGAACGAAGAATTTAAAAAATTTTTGGAAGAAAAAGGCGTAGACGTTTCCAAGCTGGAAGAAAAGTCCGCCGAAGAATTAGCTGGACTTTATAACGAGTTCAACGAGAAGAAGAGAACCGAACTTGAAGCAGCGATTGAAGCAAAGGCCTCGAAAGAAGACATTGCTAAAATGGAAAGCGCAATTAAGCAAGTACAAACTGAACAGTTGAAGCAGCTTAACGAAGTACTGAAGGAACACGGTATTATGATCAAGCAGTTGGCCAAGCCAAGTGAAAAAACGAACGCTACGTTCGGTGAACAGATCACAAAGGCATTAGAAGCCAACAAAGAGAAATTGCAACAACTGAAGGAAGGTACCGCTTCCGAAGCCAAAGCAAATGCGTTCGACTTTGAAGTTAAAGTGCCTGGCACTATGACTTTAGCGGGTAATGTTTCCGGAGGTAACATTCCTGTAGAAGACCGAATTGAAGGGCTGAATATCATACCTTCAAGACGCGTTCGGTTGCTTGACGTAATGGGTCAAAGAAACACCACGTCTAACGTTGTTAGCTGGGTGTACCAGGCGAACAAAGACGGTACTGCCGGACAAACTGCGGAAGCTGCGGTTAAGAATCAAATTGAATTTGACTTGGTAGTTGCCAACGAAACCGTGAAGAAAACTACGGCTTTCATCAAGGTTTCAACCGAAATGCTGGACGATATCACTTGGATTCAATCAGAAATCGAACAAGAGCTTATGCGTGAGCTTTTGAAGAAGGTTGAAGAGACAGCTTATAACGGTGACGGCACCGGCCAGAACCATAGAGGTATAAGAACTGTTGCCAGTGCTTTTGCCCCTGGGTCATTCGCTGGAACAGTTGACAACGCCAATATCGTTGACGTGTTGACCGTAGCAATGAATCAAGTAGAGATTGCGCAAGAGAATGAAGGCATGGTGAATTACATCTTCATGCACCCTTCAGATGTTACAAGCTTGATGCTTACCAAGATTTCGTCTACCGACAAACGATATGTTGAAAGACTTATTCAAGTTGGTTCTACGCTGATCCTTGACGGTGTGCCAATCATCAAGTCAACGTTGATCACACAAGGCGAATACCTCGTTGGTGCATTCGATCTTGCGTTGTTGGTTACCCGTTCTTCTATGCGATTCGACATTGGGTTGGACGGTAACGACTTCACTGAAAACCTTAGAACCATCCTTGCGGAATGGAGGGGTTTAACGCTTGTGAAGAACAACGACAGAACTGCATTTGTGGCGGGTGATTTTGCTACCGATACGGCTGCATTAGAAACACCTTAATACTTTTGATTTGCTCTATAAAATAGCCTCTTCGGAGGCTATCTTTTAAGCTTTACAAAAAGATACGAATATGAAAAAAGTAAACATAAAAGCATTGGAGGGAACGCAAATGAAACCTGGTAAGGTTTATGCAGTTTCTAAAGAATCGGCGGATTTCTTGACTAAGAACAAAAGGGCTGTTCTTGCAAAGGATTCTGAAAAAGTGGGTCAAGTTTATAACTTCCCTAAATCAGACAAGAAGCCTGACGTAACTGATTAAGTAATTCAAATGGCTTTACCAACTATCACCGTAGACGATTTTGTTGGCTGGTTGAAGATAGTAGCCAACCAATTCAAGGAAGAAGACCTTGACCAGTACATTATTACCTTCCGTGAACAGTACCTTCGACAACTTGTCGGAGCGGCTGCATACGCGGACATTGAGGCGCAAACGCGTCAAAAATGGACTGATCTATTGGACGGGGTTAACTACGTTGACGTGGACGACAAAAGACGCTATTACGAAGGGTTGGTAAAGCCATTGATTAGGTTTATCTACTTCGAATTTGTACGTGACAACTTTACAGCTACCCAAGTGGGTAGGGTCAAAGGTAAATCTGAAAACAGCGAAAGGGCTAACGATATAGAGGTAGCCAACACCGCCAGGGCGCGCTTCAATAACGGCGTGATGCTTCTTGCATCTACACCCGACTTTTTAGAAGCCAATGAAGAATTTGAAGAAGGGGTTACCGCCTCCACTGACAACCTTGACAACACTTACACGTTGTCAATTCCCAATACGAAATATCTTGAAGCTGGGGACACTGTGACCATAGATGGCCAAGAATACCAACCTATTTCAGTAACTGTCGATACTTCTATTGTCATTGATGCGGGGCAAACAGGGCTTGACTTTACCGGTGATCTGGTCACTTGGAAACCTTACGAAGATGTTGAATTTTGCCAATTAGAAACCGCACCAATATGAGGTTAACCGTTGACATACTGGAAGATTTCATTAACACGCTTGACCTTTCCGGTCAAGTGGTTTCTTTTAGTGACGACGGGGTAAATACTACGCTTGTAGTAGAAAAAACTTTTCACGCTAGAAAGAAGATGCAATTGAACGTTGACGGTTCAGACTATGAAATATTTTCAGTCGTCAACAATACTTCTATCACGGTGGTCGGTGTTCTTCCGGCTGCGGTTTCTTATACGGTACCAAATCCGTTCTACTTCCACGGAACCCCTATGATGACCAACGCCCATATCAACGGGGCTAGAGAACGTGATAAAGTACCCATGGTCTACCTATACGAAATTTTAAGGGAACGCGACAAACGGAAAAACAGCCGCATTGTTAGGGAATCAGACCTTCGTTTATTCTTCTTAGACAGTGCGAATTTTGACGAATGGGAAACGGACGACCATTATAGCCAGCGTTTACTTGGCTTGAACAATTTAGTGGATGAATTCGAAGAAGCAGCTTGTGAATACCAATGCTGTTTCTACTTATACGAAACAGACTTTACCCGAATCAATCATATTAAATGGGGGATTTGGAAAGATAACGCGGGTCATGATCGAAGATTATTTGACGATAACTTGACCGGCGTAGAACTTAGTTTTACATTACCTTTGAAAAAATGTTAATTAAATAAATATTATGGAATTTTGCGCGTGTAATGGGTCGATCCTGAACACAGGAACCCCAACAAAACAAAGGGTAGTAGCTTCAGGTGTGGGGCTAATTGCCGTGAGAATGAAAGCCGACGACGGTACGTTGAATCAAATTTTAGCGTCTGACGTAATTGATCAAGCTTACGTTGATGCTAAGATCAACGAAGAAGATGAATCGAAACGATGGTACCCAATAGGGAATTTTAGAAATGAAGAAGACACAAGAGCCGATCCGATTACCGAAACTTTTTCGGATGGCGGTAGCGTGATCACACAACAAGGCGTAAGAACTTACGTTGGTTGGTTGATCAATTTTGCACCGGCTTACGTGGGCATTCTGGAATCTTTGAAGTGTTTTGATTTTGGACTTTTTGTGATTGATAGCTGCGGCGCAATCACCGGTTCGATATCGAAAGACAAAACAGCTTTGCGACCTATTCGGGTTAATCAAAATAGCTGGGAACCAAGGTATGTGAAAGCTACGCCGACAGTAAGCGCGAAAGTGCAATTGTCTTTTGAGTTCTCGCAACTTGAAAGGGATAAAGATTTACGGGTGATCAGTGAAGAAGAAGCGACTGCCGATCTTTTGGACATTGAAGGGTTGTTGCCTTTGGCGGCGGCTATTTCAGGCGAAGCGGCAACGGGATTTGTGGCAGCCTTATCGGTTGATTACGATATCTTCTTGAATGCTTCAAAAGAAGTTGTACCTGGCTGGGTGGCCAGTGATTTTGCATTGCTGAACAAGAACACCAACTTGACGGTGGCGATCACGTCAGTAACCGAAGCACCTGAAGGGACGTACACTTTTGTGATACCTTTCCAAACTTCAGGGCATGTATTGGAACTTACTAACGTGAAGACTTCCGGCAACAAGCCCGGGTTCTTCTTAGAACAAGACATAACTATACCGTAATGGAAAAGGGATATAAGAAAGTAGGGAACACTTCGTTTCAAGTTGAAGCTATAAGCAAAATGAAGTTGAAAGATTTCAAAAAGTCTTACGGTGAAGTATTGGCGGGTCAAGACCTAGATAAAGTCTACGAAGAAGTCACTGGTAAGAAACCACCGGCGAACAATATCGGAGAATGATAACTTGGGGACGACTCACGGACTTGATAAAAAACGGAAAAGGGTTGACTTATGAATCAACCCTTTTTTTTGTATTTTCCCAAGACCATATTCAACTATTCGCCATTGAACTTAACACCGGAAGCCCGAACAATAGCGAATACGGACAATTGTTTTTACATGGTGTAGATAGTGAAGGGGTCGAACTTTCACGTATTGGCGGCGGCTATGCACCTATAACAAAAGATTTGAAGCGTTTCGAAGGTTTGCCTTTTGACCGTGTTACGCTCTACCAAGAAGGGGAATTTTACCGATCTTGGGAATTCGTACAAAAGGCTGACAGTTTTGTATTAAAAGCCGACACGTTGAAAGAAGGCGAAGACCTTCGCGAACGTTGGGGTTCGGACATAATAGGATTGACAAATGAAAGTATTCAAGAATTGGCTAACGAAGTGTTACCGGAAATTATTAGTTACATTCTTCGCGAATTATTATCGTGATATCCAAACGATGCCAATTGGCAACTTCACCAAGTGCATGTCTGGGGATTTATCGCAAATGAGTAAAAACAATTACTTTTCAATTGTGAAAGCCTCCAAACTTTGGCCAAGAATATTTGACCAACATATTAAAGCACATGGGTTGCCGGAAGCATACGTTCAATACATTACGAAAATGAAGAAAGCACTGGCATTCTACGACCAGGCGTATAACGGTAAGAAGTGGCAAATTATACGCGCCAAGGTTTATGAAGCTGAAGCAAAATTGTTGATTACCGGTGAAAGTGAAAAGATTGAAACGACTTGTGCCAGGATTAGCAAGTTTATTGGTTTCCCTGTTAGGGCGAACGAATGCAGCGTTGTAGAATTCTATAATTACGTTGCTATTATGGAATCAGCTTAATTGTTCTTATCTTTACCACAATGGCAAATTATACCTTTACATCCAACACAAATTCGGTTCTTGTCGATGTTAACGGAAAGCAAGCCGCTTTCGGTGATAAAGAGTTACACCCATACACGCCAGATCGTTCGGGGAATGTGGTCTATCTGTACGACCTTACTGGCATCTTGAAAAAGATTGGCACCCCCTCCACACATCAAGAATCTAATCGCAGTAAAGACCGGATACCGCTTGACATAACGGTGGACACCATCGACGTAAACGGCACCAATACTTGGGCTGACGCTGGCGCGTTGCTTGACGCTCTTAGAGCGATTTTTTTTTTAGCTAGTGCCGACAGTCCACTAATACCAGATTCGCAGCGCGTGAACACGTTTGCCGATCTTCCCGACCCTGTTGCAAGTGATGGTCAATATTGGGTTGTTGACCAGGCTACGGGAACGTGGATTTTAGGAACAAGAAGGGAAGCCGGAATTTATAAAGCGGTTGCTGGGGCTTGGACTTACAGGGGTGCCGATGTCCCTTATTATCTTCTCGATGATCAGTTTACAATCAAAGACGGGTTTGACAATTCAAAGCAACTTGGGTTTGAAGTCAACCTTGTATCGCCTGGCCAAAGAAGAATTGCCACTTGGCAAGATAAAGATATTACTGTTGCCGATAACGTGGACGTGGTAGCCGGTGACACTGGAACCGTGACAATTCACAGCGATGTAGACGACGCAGGAAGTGGGGAAATAATAACAGACCAAGAGCGAATCGACATCAACGCTTCGATAGAAGTCCACGACGATGTTGACTTAGCAGGGGTTTCTTCTCTTGATAACACAATACTGAAATGGAATGGTACTGACTTCATACCTACATTAAAACAGGTTTTCACCAACCCTAATTTGATAATCAACAACACGGCGGTATTGCAAGACGCTGTGAATGTTCAAGTCAATATCCAACGGCTGGTTCCGCATTTAATAACAATTAGTTACGGCTGGTCACTAAATGATGGGGGAAACGATTTTGTTGCGGCGGCATCTTTGGGCGGTTTAGATTTGATTACGGGGTTAACTGATAATTCGGAAATCCACCGGCAAGAACCTAAAGACGTAGGGGGTGGCGATCCTGATGGTAGAGGGACTAATCAAAGACATAGATTCACCGGTAAGTTTTTTGTTACACCGACAGCATTAGGAAGCAATACTTTGTTGCTACAGGTAGCAGGGGGCGCGGCGGGTGGTCTTGCATCAATATGGAATACAATTATTGAAATCGAAGAATACGTGACTATAAGTTAAAAATCATGGAAGCTAAAATTTACAGCAAATCAGAAACTTTGAACGGGGTTGTCAATTACGAAAAACTTGACTTGGAAATTAGGGCAAGCACAATCCAAAACTATGTCACTCCTACTTACGAGTTTAAAGGGATGATATTTGTTGAATTTGAACAAACACCTTCAGCCGAAGACAAGACTAACCTTGACGGGATTATAGCTGCGCACGATGGTGGAATAGCAGGTGTTTCTGAAACACAAGTTTTAGCCAGGGAAAAGAAGATTCGAGAACTTACCGAAATGGCTATTTACCATCCAGATTTGGATAAAAACGACACTGTTGAGTATTTAACTTCAATAGACAATTGGTTTAATGGTTGGAAGCGTTCAGGAATTGACACTTCATTGTTGGCCAAGATCGTTGCGGACGCAACAAGCGGAACCCACCCACAAGACACGTTCTTGAATACGGTAGTGAGTCCAGACGGCGGTAAAACGTTCGAATTCTTAATTTCAGTAATTCAATCATGAAAGAATATTTTGAAAGCTATTCCAACTTAGCGTATAACATAGCTGGATTTTTTGCCCTTTACTTGCACCAAGATATTGTTGCATGTTTGGGGTTACAGGCCTTGGGTATAGGGTCTTTTGTTTACCATTTCGATAAATCACCAAATAGGGTCGCAAACCCTATTTGGAAATTTGATTGGTGGGCAATGGCTTTTTTAAATATTATTGTTGCTGGGGTACACTTTGGGAGCTTAGAAGTTTGGGGGTATTTGATACTATTCCATGTCTTCTACGGGTACGTACTTTTAGGTAAATTGGACGTAAGTATTGAAGTTGCCATGTCGTCAAGCATTGCTTTGGGGGCAATTTTGTACAACAGATCATTGTCAACTTTCGCGGTAATAGCCGCAATATTCTTGATCGCTTTATTTATCCGATCTAAAGATGAAGACCCAAAGCAATTAAAGTACCACGACAGTGGTTGGCATAGCCTTTGGCACCTATTGACAGCAGCCGGATATTACTTTGCACTGTATTTGAATATTTAAAATGGCCGATAGTAAACCAATAAGTTATTCGCAAATTGCGGAACCGAACTTGTTTGATCCTTTAAAAAAGGAACTAGAACAAGTCAATAAACTATTGGGCGTTACCGAAGACAGCTTGAAAGCCGTTGTTACTGAAGCGGCCAAGATAGCCAAACAAACCCCGCTTGATTCCTTTGAAAATCTGGAGCAGGTAGAAAAAGGAATACAAGATGCTACTAAAGCAGTCAAGGCATTAGACAAAGTTGAAAAAGACCGTTTACGGCTACAAGAGAAAATCAAAGAGTTGGACGACGAAAGGGTTAAGGCCAACTTCGATTTACGGGAACAAATCAGACTACAAACCAAAGAACTTCGAGATAATGCAAGGGCGGCGGCTGCAAGTGGTGACGCTTACGAACGTTTGAAGAAGGAAACTAACGACGCTCAAAAAGAAGCTAAAAGGCTGGCCGCTCAATTTGGTGTGAACTCCAAAGAAGCTAAAGTTGCTATCGGCAGGTTCGAACAACTGGACGATGAATTGGCGGCTGTCAACAAAAGAATGCGTGACGGCAGACGCGACGTTGGACGGTATGAAAAAGGGGTTCAGAGCCTTACTAAAACGTTCAAGGCGTTTGCTTCTGCTACTATAGTCCTGAAAATTTTAGAACTCCTACAAGGTTCAATTAGCCAAAACAGTGAAGGGGCGGCACAATTTGAAAAGATTTGGGTTCGGGCCACTACTGTTATAGAAGTAGTGGCCAGGCGAATAGTTGAAGTATTCCCTATCATCCAAGCAAGGATCGAGCATTTCATTATATCTGCGCAAATCAGCTTCCTTAGATTCAGGGAAAGCATAAACAACGCAGTCGATGGGGTGAAGGAATTCTTTGGTGTAGATACTTCGGGGGCTGAAGACTTGTCAAAGCAAATAGCTGAACTTGAAAAAAAACAAGCGGCACTTGCCGAAACTGCCAATCAAGATTTAAGCAACGCACTTGCTGGCTTGGGGGATGAAATAGCAGATTTAACAGCAAAGAAGATTCAATTGATTGAAGACACTTTAATGTATCGCCGCGAAATCGTAGGGCTTGAACAGGATATTGCTAAATTGATCCCAACCCAAGAAAAGCTTCGCGCTGGTTTTGAAAACGACGCGACTTCACTTGAAGAACAAATTCGCGACGGCGTGGCATTCCGTGAAGAGTTGGCCAAAAGATTCGCCTTAGAAGAAACGATTGCGGCCAGACGGTTGAAACTAGCCCAAGACAACGCAAAGGCCAACAGCGTAAGCGTAGACGCCCAAGAAGAGCTTTCGGACGCTACTATTGAATATAACCAACTGGTAGCCGACCAAGCTTCAGAACTTGCCGCTACTGAACGGGAAATTCAGAAGCTTCGGGACGATGCAACCCAATTAAATCTTGACTTCTACATTGATGATTTCGACAACCGGAAAACTATAAATGAAAGGATCATTGCAGACGAAACGCAAACTTTCGAAAGGCGGCGGCAACTTCTTAATGAAAATTTACAAGGGGCTGAAGATGTTTTTGATTTAGAAGAAAAGGCTTTAAACAAGTCACTTGCCGAACGAGATAAAGCCCAACTTGATTTTGACGAACTACGACAAAAAAGTTCTTCGGAAGAAATAGCCAGGATAATTCGCGAATCTGGTATTTCTGAACCTTTGGCCATACGCGCATTAGAAGTGCTTCGAGAACGACGGACCTTCTTACAAGATAATGCTGAAGCGCAAAGAGATTTGAACGCCGCAGAAGCCGAAAGCCGCTTGATTCAAGACGATATTGTTTTGCAACAAGATGCGTTGAATAAACTTCAAGAAAAGGGTGTAGACCTTGAAATGGTTTTGGCTACTTTATCAGAAGCCAGGTTGCAAAATGAAATTGATAATTTGCGTGAACGTATCGGGGTAGCCGAAGAGGGTAGCCAAGAATCTATTACACTGAACCAAGAGTTGAACGACAAACTTTTGGAGCAAGACCAAACACGTTTTGAAAAAGAAAAAAAGCTTCAGGAAGAAAGGAAAAAGGAACTTGAAAAGTTTGGTAAAGCAGCGCAAGAAGCTTTTTCATTATTGAACGATGTATTCGAACAGCGATCAGAAAAACGAATAGAAGCTATTGACAAAGAGATTGCAGCCGAAGAAGAGCGGGCAAACAGACTTGCCGAACTTGCCGCGCAAGGCAACGAAGATGCTGAAAACAATTTGGTGTTGACTGAACAGCGACAGGCCGAACTTGAATTGCGTAGACAGCAACAACTTGAACGACAGCAACGGCAAGAATTGGCCTTTACTGCCATTCAAACCTATGCGGGGAAAGTCCAAGCTGGCGACCCCAACCCGCTTGCTTCTACCATTTCCGACATTGCTGTTTTGCGGGCGTTCATCAACGCTTTACCTGGGTTCTATGAAGGTAGCGAAAAGGTAGGAGACGACTTAACGGCAACTTTGCCAGGCAAAGACGGTCACATAATTAGGGTGGATGGTTCAGAAAGGATAATGACCGGTCAACAAAACAAGTTAATCGGAAGCATGAGCAACACCGAATTGGCTATGATAGCTAATCGAGAAAAAACCCGATCTTCTCAAACTGAAAAAGCTTCGGCTTTTGTGGTGCAAGAGCTTCGGGAATTGAAGCAAATAACGAAAGACAAGCCTACCTACATGGGTACAGATTACGACCAGATAGCGGACGCTATTGTTCGGAAAATCCAAAAAGGTAATAAGCTTGAAAAGATACATAAGAAAAACGGGGGAATCTGGGGGTCATGAGTTCAAGCGTAATACTAAACGGAAAAACGGTATCGGTACCAAAAGACTTCTTCGACGTAGGGGTTAAAGCTTCATTCGGTGAAGACATTCAAGCCAATCTAACGACGGAAGAATTTACTTTTATACTGGATGCTTACGAAGCTATTGTTGAATGGGTAAACGACGGCAGAAGCGGCGGGGTTGGCATATTCGAAGGAATCCCTTTAGTGATCACAAATACTAACGGCACGGCCAACGTGAGCGTGTTTAAAGGCATAATTGATTTACAGGCAGGTACGACCATACAGGAGAACCTAAAACAAGTACAAGTCCGAATTAGACAGAATGATAGCTTGAATTCGCTTGATCAATTGTTGGAACCTTTAGACTATGGGTATTTGAAAAGTCTTGGGGTAATATCTTCTTCCGACTACGTAAACGTTGACTATGTTGTAAATAAGATAGACAATGGTTTGGAAACGATCACCACTTTCGTAACAATCTACTTATTAAGTAAACAGCTTGCTGACACTATAAAAGAGATAGGCGAAACCATAGCTATAATTTCGGGCATAAGTGCTTCGGGAATTACTGGCCCCGTTGGGGGTACCATTTACGCGGTAGCTGTAGCCGTCTTACAAATAGCTTATGCGGTGACTCTTTTAGTTTTGATAGTCGATTTTGGTATAGATTTATTCAACGTCTTAGTTCAACCCCAAAGAACACACAGGGGGGTACCACTAAGAACGTTGCTTTCAAAGGCTTGTGAATACATAGGCTATAATTTTGAAACAACGATTGAAGATTTGGAAAATCTGGTTTACCTACCATCAAACCAAAACGTTGACGAATTCGGATTAAAAAACGTGTTCAGTAAAGTAGGGACTATAACCGAAGGAATCCCTAACCCTGGCGACACGGGTTACACTTGCCCCGAAATGTTCCAGATATGCAGGGATTTATTCGACGCGCGTTTTGCTATCGTTGGTAACACAGTTCAATTCCATGCGGAAAACTCCCCATACTGGATCACGCAATCAGGCTGGGAAAAACCAAATGTTTTAAGGGATGTGGCAGGACGATCTTACCGGTACAATACCGATGAAATAAAAGGAAGTATCTTGATACAATTTCAAACTGATATTGCTGACGAATACACTATAAAAAATTATCAAGGTACCGCTTTCCAAATTCTTACGGATGCCAAAGCGGTAAGCAACGCCGCCAATAAAACGATCAAGAACCTTGATCGGGTAGATATTCCTTTAGCTCTTGGAAGCAGAAAAGAAAACTTGAACGGTTTTGAACAAGGTTTAACTTCCATAGCCAATTTGTTCGATGAAATTGCAGGGGTCTTCGGTGGCCGTCCTAACCTTGCCAGGCGGATAAAGAATAAAGTTGGCGTATTGGAAGTTAGTAACAATAACCACACAGTGCCGAAACTTCTTTGGATGTCTGGGGGAAGGCTGCCAAGTAATCACCGAACGCTTTTCAGTGCAAAAACTTTATGGGGAAAATACCACAATTATAAGTCATTTGTTAGTAATAATTTTGGAAGGCAACGGCGGTTTGTTGAAAACGAAGTAATCCCGTTTGGCCTCAATGACTTTGTAACCCTTCTAAATAATTCGTATTTTAGGGATGAAAACGGAAGAGTTGGTAAAATCGTTGATCTGGAATGGAACATGAGTAAAGATTTTGCAACGATTAGTTATTGGCTTCAGGAGATTTACACCAATAATTTGCAAGAAACTTTTATAGAACCGACGTGATGGTAAATGAAGATATATTTAAAATAGCTGATCAATTACGAAATGTAGTTGATCAGCAAAAAGAACAAGCCCGAAAAGCTTTGTTATCTTTGCCAGAAGGCGAAACCAAAAGAAGATTAACCGACTTGCTTAGACAAGCAACTTCTGGGAAAATATCGCATGTAGATGCACAAAAAGAAATTCAAAAGATTGTAGCGGATGCCAATACAAATTGACGTTTTTGATTTTAAGTGTTTCAACCAGTTACGAAATGGTGAAGCTTTCGACCGTAACTTATCGGAGTTTACGCCTAATCTTGTGGGCAATATCGGCGAAACTGTAAAAGTCGAATACTTAGTAAATATATCGCAATCCGCAAATACTGAAGGGGTTGACGAATGGGAAATTCAAAACGATGCTGCCGTAAAAGAAATTAGAAGAAATTCAGGATCATTCCTAGAAGACGGCATTCAGATAGGCGACGTTTACGAATTTTACGCAGATTGGGCGGCCAGGAAAAACACGGGCGCAACTGCGGAATATACCGGAACCGTTGAATTTATATCTAGTGACGGGCTTGTAATCCGGTATTCTGTGACAAGCGGAACCGACAGTTCTAACGGCGTAGTGACTAACGTTGGCTTGGCCTTTGACCAGTTCACCACGCCTTCAAGAAATACCGCTTTGTTTGTAAAGTTTGGTCTTATATCGAATGATGAAACTTTCAATTTCATTTCCAAAACTACCGAATCGGAACAAGTCTATTATGCTGGGGGACTTCAACCGCCAAATACCGTGCAAGCTGAATCCTTGGGGATAATTAAAGATTGGGTATCAGGTGAAATGAACGTTGAATTTAGTAACACGATACCAGATTTTAAAGCGGCACGATACATAGTTACCCATGAATTTGTATTAAACCCTTTTTACATTCTTGCTTACCGTGAATTTGTGGAAAATGGAACGGTGCCGGATTTATTAGCCGGTGAAAATTCCGTAAAATACGCGGCTGAACTTGAATTTAGGAAAACATTAACCGACACAGGTTCTTCTAAGATTCAACAATTTGACGGGCTTGGTGGATTTGTAGGTTGGTACGGTGAAAACTTTAACGGTTTAAATGCCGACTACCGTATAGTGTCAGTAAGCTATGAAGAAGCGGTGTCAGGCGATCCGCTTGATGCGATCAACATAAACACCACTACCAAGGCAATTGTAACAGTAGAGAACGTAAACGGGGCTATAACAGATTATTCTTGTGCCGCTTACCTTTTTAGGGTTCCCGATTCTGAAGACGATTACATTGCAACTACTACCGATCTACTCGAAAACTTTTTGTTTAAGTCCGATATAGTGAGTAGTCCAGACACTTCTTCCCCGAACATAGCGACTTCATTGGTAGGTGGTAATCTGGTCATTGAATATACAGTTGATTACACAGTAGCAGAAAAGTTGCAGTTGACAACTGACGACGAATTTATACTTCTTGTCCAAGTAGAAGACCCAACGGTTGCGGTCGGTAATAGCGATAGAATAATGTTGCTTGCTGATTTTAAAAATTACGTAGACGTAGATTTTATTAGTGAATTCATAGATATAGACACTTATGCTTTTTTACAACACGGTGAAAACCTTACAGACGACAACGGGGCAACTAGCCCAATAGTAAGTAACGAAGACGGAATATTGCTTGACGCTGTTATTGGTTCCAACACCAATAGAAACGTGATTATCAACGGTATATCTGTAGTCCTGTTGGCTTACAATGAATCAGAGAACAAAAGCTTTGCACTTGACAATTACGTTTTTAACATAGGTGAATTGGTGGTTAGTGGAGGGGTTCAGCAGATCGAAGTTGACACTTTGAGGGGCTACCCCCTTCCAACTGACGATGAATTTAATTTAGCAAAGGTAAGCACGGGCGTACAGGTAGGCGACTTTAGACAATACGCGATTCAATTAGGTCAAAAAATAAAATGGCAAGATTGGATATTTAACCCTGGCGTTGATAATGTGTTTTTCGATTCTTCACAACCAAACAACAACCTAAACGAAAAATCTTCTAACTATTCGGACGAACAGAACTACCAAGTCAAACTTGCTTTGGTGGTAAATGTTAGCGGGGTTGATGATTTGGGACGTACCCTAACAGGTGATTTTATTCACTATGGTGGAAACATTACCGTGAACGACTATGATGAATCAGAAGACGGGGTTAGTGGGGCTATAGAAACGTTTGACTTGGAAACCGGCAATTCACTTCAAGGGGGTGTTTTGTATAATGGTAAAGATACTTTGTTTCGCGCGGTTTTCCAGAACGCTGCCGCTATGTTGTACGGTATTCATAGAATTGAACCTTCACAAAATCAAGGGGACGGAATACTAGAATTATCAAGTTTGTTTTTACCTGATCCCAACAACCTTTTGAAGCCCCTTGACGGTTTTACGCAATTGAAATTTCAATTAGTAGGATCGGTTTTGACTACCGAATGTTTAATTGACGGATCACTAATTCAAGAAGGTTTAACTTATAAACTTTCAGCAAGGGTCGGAACAATACCGCTTGACGAATACGAATTTCAAACCGACAAATTACCAAGCGGTGGAGGCGGTTTGGCATTCGATCCCGCGGTTGAATACAGTGGCGGCGATACACCTTTTTGGGTATTTGAAAACGGTTATGTATTTCAAGGCTTGTCCATTAATGACGAAGACGGCGTTTTAACCGGTCTTGATGGAACCGTTCAGACTGTGAAAATACTTGTCGTAGATCGCACTTTGATAACGGGCTTTCTTAGCCAACAAGACGGGATCACTGGCGGAAATATAGATTTCACCCCGCTTGAAGGGCTAAACCGTCTAAGCTTGGTTAACCAATCCAATATAACAGGTGTTGACCTTCCTAACAACACCTATCAAACTATCGATGTTTCTCAAAACGATTTGACTTCGCTTGATTTAAGTAACATTGACTTTACTACAGATGCGAATTTACGATTCAGGTCAAACCCTAACCTTGTAAATCCGACGTATAGGAGCGGTGATTATAGCGGCTCAATGGTTCAGATATACGGGGCTAGTTGCAATTTGTCCGGTACGTTACCATTGAACAAATTTACAAGTGCTAATAATTGCGATATTTGGTTTGATAACAATATCAATTTAACAGGGGTAAACTTTGGTGTAAACCTCACCACTGTTAGAGAAATAGAAATTGAAGATTGCAATTTATTAGCAGTTGACCTTTCGCAAGTTGAATTTGTGAACAATGCCCGTATTCTGTTTACTGATAATTTCAATTTGACTTCTTTTACCCAACCCGCTTCAGGACACGCGGGAAGCATAGCGGCCATATTCTTGGGGCGTAATGGGCTAAACGGTAATCTCGATCTATCTACTGTTAATTTTGCTGAAAACTTCGTTACGGTTCTAAATCAAACTTCACCGGCTACCGGCAATTTAACAAGTGTTACTTGGCCGTCTTCTTTCGCTTTTCCTACTAATTGCGGGGCTTTACGTTTCCAAGAAACAAACATATCAAGTCTTGATATTTCTTGGGCTAATTTTAATGTTAGGTCGAGGCTTTCTTTACAAAACGTTCCTTTGAACACTTTACTTTTGCCGCCTTCAATGTCGGCAACTTTTAGCTCGATAGATATAACCGGGACTAATCTTGTAACAATTGATCTTTCTTGGGTTGTTATGGATGCGAATCAAAATGCTTCAGGGGATGCTGGGAGTTTCAATTTGAATAGTAATACGAATCTTGTAAATATTACGCTTCCAAGTACCACTTCCGTTCCTTATGAAGCAATTAGAATGCAAAATAACGATTGGAATTACGTAGCTGGCCAATTAGACATTGCGGGGATATACGATATAAACGATCAACAAACAACTTTACAAAGCAATAATTGGACACAGACCGAAGTTGATAACGCTTTAGTGGATATAGATAATAGCGCAAGCGGCGGCTTCACCGGTAGGTCGATCAACATTGCAGGTACAAACGCCGCGCCTGGGGCTTCAGGATTAGTGGCAGTAGCATCTTTACAAGCAAAAGGTTTCACGGTAACGACATCATAAAATGGAATATAGAGTATTTTTTGACAACACTAAAATAACTTCATACGTGCAAGACACCAATGACACAATCACTTATCCGGCTGACGGAATAAGGTTTGTAAGGGGTACACTTGCCGAAGTATTAGACGAATTGATAAAGAACGGAATTAACCCTTCTAAGCTTTGGAAGGATGGATTGATAAGCGTTCTTTTACCTGGCAGTGAAAACCCTTTGCAAGATATATCAGATCATCCTTCGCCCCCTGACGGGTATAGCGTTGTGCATAGAAAAGCTTTTGCAATTGGTTTGGGGGTAGTGTATTACTCTGATCCTGACGATAAAAAATTTCGATATTCGATCGTCGTTAAGCATTACGATAATCAAGGCAATTACATTGCGGCTATCAATGACGAATTCGTTAGTACCGAAGTAGATAATTCGATTCAAGTTGATGGTGTTGGTGAATATGATTATTTTGTTGCCGCCTTGAATCAAGGGGCAAATCTATTCGATATTCAGAACCAAAGAATCGGCATTATGGATTCGAACGGATGGTTTGGTACTTCACTTTACAATTAAAGATATGCCTGGGGTAGTAGTTAAATTTGATGCGTCACCGATTCGGCCACCTATTGGGGTAGTGGCTCCTAGTGATGTATTATTTTGTCCTTGTGATTTCCGTTGCGACTTCGAAGAGAAGGTTTTCGCAGACGATGATAACGACGGGATCAAGAACGACTTCAGCGATTTCTTGTTTACAAAAATCACTTCTTCCGATACTATCTTGATAGAGTTGTTAAAAGGCGATATAATAGTTGCTCAAATAACAGACGATACATACGGTACTTACTACGATGGGTTCCCAAGCAATTCGCTTTATGTAGGCTGGCAAGCCGATTGGACTGCGATATTTAACGCTTTTTCTGGCGGCAGGTATCAAGTGAAAGTAACAACTACAATTCTGGGAAGTACCACCGAATTTTTTAGTCGATATTTCAGATTAAATACATTCGACATTTTATCGGCTGATAAGACGATCAAGATTGAATCATTCCAAGAAGGTAACATTGACAACAGTGAATTTAATTTTACCGGCTTAGTTGACGGCGGTTGGCGTTCTTCTATCCGTTTGTTTGGGACTTTCGGAAAGATGCAAGCGAATATCGAAAGGGATATTTACCAAGATACTTCTTACCGTGAAATCCAGAATAGGGACACGGTTAACCGCGAATACAAGCTTGAAGCAAATCTTGTTCCTGAAAGCATTTACGACCGGATCACCACCAAGGATTTGCTGGGTAATAGAATCTTAATAACCTCTTACGATGTGTTACAAGAATTGAAGTATGAAAAATTTCCAGTGGTACCGGAATCTTTTGACGAAGCTAGGTACGACGATTTAGGCAATACACACTTTGGAATAAGCTTTTCAGATCGCCAGAAGAATATTATTAAAACTAACGTGCAATAAATATGATCTATTCATTTGGAAAAACGAGTAAAAGCAGATTAGCAACTTGCGACGCAGCAATTCAAAAAGTTCTGAATCTGGCTATAGAAAGAACGCCTATTGACTTTGGTATAGCTGAAGGTCACCGAACAATTGACAGACAGCAAAAACTATATACGCAAGGACGTTCGGAGCCTGGCCAAATAGTAACTAACATAGACGGCGTAAGTCGTAAAGGAAAGCATAACCATTACCCAAGTTTAGGAGTTGATATCTATGCTTTTATTGACGGTAAAGCAGTTTGGGAAGAAGTGCCACTTGCTGTTATAAGTGGGGTTATTATGTCATGTGCAAAAGAACTTGGCATTGATTGGGAATGGGGTGGTTTTTGGAAATCCTTAAAAGATTACCCGCACCACCAAATTACGTTAGCAAGCGACGACCCGGGCCAATTACCTTCAGACCCAAGAGAATGAAAAAGGCAATTATATTGGCGGTTTTAAGTTTACCGTTGATGTTCCTTTGGACATTATTCGAAGACATCGACCAAAAAGTTGATGTCTTTCTATTTGTTGACCATTTAGAAAAACCAAAGTGGATTGCGCATGACGCCGGATGGATGGTTACAAATATATTATTAACGTTGGCTGTCCACTTTTCTATACGCGAAAAAACAACTAGGTATTCACGTTTAACGATATTGTTAGTCATTTTCGCTAACTTTAGGCTACTGGAATATTTCTTATACAGGGGGCAGCTACCAATGCTGCCGGTTGTCGGAGGTATTTTGATTTACTCTTTAGGAACTTTGTTATATAAAAAATGATCGGCAAATGTCAAAGATTCTTGTTTCCGTTAAGCTGTTTGGAATATGGTTATACAATGCTTTACTTTCACCCGCTTCACAAATGATAGCGCGGGCTAATCCAAATAGACCCCCTGAAGAAATGTTATATTTTTTCGTAGTTATGATGTTTGTACCTGAAATCGTAATGCTAGTTTCTAAATCTTTTAGAGGGTGGGTAAAGGAAGGCGTAGAAAATGCAGACGGTAAGTTGGATAAAAGCGATTTAAAAGACATGGTGATACTGTACGGTTCGCTTTGGTGTCTTAGGGTATTTTTATTCATGAGTTGGGCGAAAGTTTTCTACGGTACTGAGATTGAATTTTATATTTATTTAACGCCTCTTCTTGGTAGTTTTGGGATATCAGGCTTGCCAATTTTGAAGTCACTATTAAGATTGAAATGATATGGGATTTTTAGGTAGATTACTTGGCAGCCCTAAAGCTTTGGGCGATACGGTGAAAGCCGTTGGGGATGGTTTGGATAGGTTTATCTACACCAAAGAAGAAAAGGCCGAAGACGCAGCTAAAGCGATTAGTGAAGGCCGCAACATGCTTATCCGATGGATGGAGACAACACAAGGGCAAAACCTGGCCAGGCGGATAATAGCCCTTTCTATCACTTTCGTTTGGTTGTTAATGTTTATTGCAAGGATGGCTTTGCCAATTGCTGGTATTTGGCTTGGGTCGCCTGAAAAATGGGACGCAAGCGCAAAAGTAATTGGCGATAACATTGAACAAATGACTGGCGCGGTTATGCTGATCCTTGGATTCTATTTCGCTAGTCCATATTTAGGGCAAATTACCAATGTGGCAATGAACAAATTCGCTAAGAAAAAAGAAGCATCATGATGCAATTTATTATCGGATATCTGATCTTTAGTTTATGCATTGGCTTGCCTGTGACGCTTTTGTTAATGAAGTACAGCGCGGAAGAAGAGCCGATTAATTGAAAATAATTTTTTGTTTTTACTAAAAATTATTTTAGCTTTGGGCCATGAAAAAAATTGATCTGAAGAAAATTATTCAGGCAAAAAAGCTTGATCCAAAGGAAGTAGCACAAGAACTTTTCCCCACACACAAGCACCCTAAACTTGCACTTGATAGGGTGCTTGCTGGCGATGGCGTTTTAGACGCTGACCAGATTAGCCGGTTTTCCCTCTATACCGGATTACCTATTTCTGAACTTTATTCTGGGGCTGGTTGGAAATCAACCATTGAAGGACACACCCATGTTTTGGTAAGCGGCAACTATACCGCCAAGTTAAATACCAAAACATGGACAACTAAGATTTTCCACAAGGATAGTCTTTTTCACGATTTTATAATTCACAATTCAAGTATCACGCTTAGTGAATATATCAATCGTTTGGATTTTGAAATTTCTAATAATAAATAAGCAATGACAAAAGTTAAATTTGAAGTCGAAATTGACAGTTCAAAGCCTTCACATACTGAAGCTTTGAATTCTTTCCTGAAGGTAGTTGGCGGCCAAGGAAAAGAAGAAACGCCTGTAGCTGAAGAAACTTCCAAAACTGAACCGGAAGAAGAGAAGCCAGCGAAAAAGACACGTGAGCCAAGGCGCACGAAAGCGGAAATTGAAGCCGAAAAAGCTGCGAAAGAAGAGGCTGAAACACCAAAAGAAGAGCCGCAGGAATCAGACGAACAACGGTTGATAGCGGTTAGGGCTTTACTTAGTAAAACCATCCAGGAAGGCGGCGACGAAGCGCGGGACAAGTGCGTAGAGAAGTTGCAAGAAATGGACGCTAAGAACCCAGACACCGGCAAATACAATATATCATCGCTTGACCCTTCCAAGTACGATGAATTTACCGAATTCTTGAATTCACTATGAAAAAAGTAGAGCATTCGCAAAGAAAGCATGCGTTACTTTCAGCATCGGGGGCAAGCCGTTGGATTAATTGCCCCCCTTCTGCCAGAATGGAAGAAGACATTCCTTCAAAGGGTAGTTCTTCTTTTGCTGAAGAAGGAACGCTTGCGCACGAATTCGCTGATCTTGAATTGCGGATTAAAACGCATACGGGTAAGATCGGGAAAGGAACGGACTATGACCGTTGGAAAGATCAAAAGGAAAAGCACAAAACAAATGCTTTGTATGATCCAAAAATGGACGACCATGTTAAGGTTTATACCGACTACGTTCTTGAGCAATTCGCAGTCGCAAAAAAGAAGACTGTAGACGCAGTTTTGAAGATCGAAGAACGAACTGACTTTTCATATCTAGTACCTGAAGGTTTTGGAACTTCTGACGCAAATATTATTGCTGATGGGCTGTTGGAAATTGTAGACTTGAAGTATGGTAAAGGTGTGAAAGTTGATGCCAAGAAAAATTCACAATTGCGCCTTTACGCTTTGGGTCTTCTTCGCAAGTTTGATCTGGTTTACGATATTACCAAAGTGAAAATGACCATCGTTCAACCGCGTCTTGATCACATTGATTCGGAAATACTGACAGTTGAGGAACTTACCCAATGGGCTGAAGAAGTCGTTAAACCTTCTGCCGATCAAGCTTACGCGGGTGAAGGCGATTGCAACCCTGGTTCTTGGTGTAGGTGGTGTAAAGCAAAACCTGTTTGCAGGGCTTTATCAAACCATAACACCGAATTGGCCAAGAAAGAATTTGCCGATCCTAAAACGTTAGAAGACGACGAACTAGTTGCTGTTTACGAACAAACTGGACTTCTGGTTGATTGGGCTAATTCAGTAGGGCAACACCTTCTTGAAGAAGCGTTAAAGGGTAAATCGTGGCCAGGTTACAAATTGGTTGAAGGTAGGTCTAATCGCAAATGGCAAGACGAAGAAAGGGCTATTGAAGAACTTTCTGAAACCTACGGAAAAGATCAAATCGTCAATACTAAAATCAAAGGTATAGGCGATATCGAAAAGTTAGTTGGTAAAGGTGAAGTTAACCACTTACTTATCAAGCCACCAGGCAAACCAACTCTAGTGCCTGAATCTGACAAGCGAAGAGCTTTAGGAGTAGAGCAAGCAAAAAAAGATTTTGGAAAATAATCGAAAATTAATTTTAAACACTTATATTTGAATTATGAGCGAAACAAAAGTAGTAACAGGAAAAGTACGCTTTAGCTATGCTAACGTCTTCACGCCGAGAGCGATTGAAGAAGGGGCTAAAGAGAAGTACAGCGTAGTATTGTTGATTCCCAAGGAAGACAAGGCTACAGTAAAGAAGATTAAAGCAGCAATTGAAGCCGCGAAGGAACTTGGCAAAGCTAAGTTTGGCGGTAAGATTCCGGCAACGTTGAAACTCCCTTTAAGGGACGGTGACGAAGAACGACCAGACGATGAAAATTACGCTGGTATGTATTTCCTAAACGCAAAGGGCGACAGCAAGCCTGGTATTATTGACACCAAAGGCAAGAAGATTGTAGAAGACCCAGAAAGCGCAACAGAATTCGACGAAGAAATTTCAGGAGAAGAATTCTATAGCGGGTGCTGGGGTAAAGCTTCCGTTAACTTCTACGCCTTCAACGTCAAGAACAAAGGTATTGCTTGCGGTTTGAACAACTTATTGAAGCTTGAAGACGGTGACAGATTAGCCGGTGCTGATTCGGCTACCAATGACTTTGCTGACGATATTGACGATCTGTTAGATTAAGAAATTCCGTAGCTGGTGAACAGGGGTGCCGTGCCTTTTAGGTTAGGTGGTTATCGGCACCCCGAAATAGTGTTGTAGCTTATTTGGTAAAGCGATTCGCTGTAAAAAGCGGGTAGAATGGCAAACAAGGTTCGATTCCTCCCAACACTACAATATGAAAGAACTGCACATTGATATAGAAACGTACAGTTCGGTAGATATTAAAAGCTGCGGAGCCTACAGATACTTAGAATCTGTAGACTTTGAAATTCTTATGATTGCTTACGCATTCGGAAACGATCCGGTGCAAATAGTCGATCTGGCGCAAGGCGAAAAAATACCTATTGAATTCCTCGAAGGTTTAAAAGACCCAACAGTTAAGAAGTTCGCACACAATGCAACTTTTGAACGTCAGGCTTTTTTAAACTTTGGCATCATGACCCCAATAAACGTTTGGCACTGTTCAGCAGTACATGCGGCCTATTGTGGTCTACCCCTTTCATTGGACATGGTTTCAAAAGCTCTTCACTTTGGAGAAGACAAGGCTAAACTTGCTACGGGTAAAGCGTTAATCCGTTATTTCTCCATTCCTTGCAAACCCACAAAAGCCAACGGCGGGCGAACTCGAAATTTTCCTTGGCACGACCTTGAAAAGTGGGAACAATACAAACAATATTGTATGCAAGATGTAGAAGCGGAAAGGGGAATTGAATATCGTTTGAAAGACTATCCGGTTCCAGACATGGAACGGCAGCTTTATATTCTGGATCAAAAAATAAATGATAGGGGTATTATTATTGATTCAAAAATGGCCAAAAACGCCTTCAAAATTAATGAAGATTATTCGGCGATCATCAAAGAAGAAATGAAAGCTTTGACCGGTGTAGACAACCCTAACAGTCTGCCACAGCTTAAAAAGTGGATAGGTGAAGCCATAGGAAAAGAAGTAGAATCATTGGCTAAAGAAGACGTATCTAACTTGCTGGCTGAAGAAGATAACGAAGAAGTTAGGGAAGTTCTACACCGTCGTCAAATGCTTTCTAAATCTTCTATCAAAAAGTACACCGCAATGTTAAATTGCATTTGTAGCGACAATCGCGGGCATGGGTTCTTCCAGTTTTACGGCGCAAATCGAACCGGGCGTTGGGCGGGTCGCTTAGTTCAATTGCAGAACCTTACTAAGAATTATTTGCCTGATCTTACATTGGCCAGGGACACCGTTAAAACAGGCGATTACAAGCAAGTTGAACTTCTGTACGGTAATGTGCCTGACACGCTTTCCCAGCTTATCAGAACTACATTTGTAGCCCCAGAAGGTAAGACGTTTGCCGTTGCCGATTTTAGCGCGATAGAAGCCCGTGTTACGGCGTGGCTGGCCGAAGAAGATTGGCGGATTAAGGTGTTCAACACACACGGCAAGATTTATGAAGCTTCGGCTTCCAGTATGTTCGGCGTTCCAATGGATCAGATAGCGAAAGGATCACCACTAAGACAGCGCGGGAAAGTTGCAGAACTTGCACTTGGGTACCAAGGCAGTGTCGGTGCTTTAACAGTCATGGACACTAACAACGATATCCCAGAAGAAGAGAAACAAGGAATTATTGACAGGTGGAGGGCGGCAAGTCCTAACATAGTTCAGCTTTGGAAAGATTTAGAAGCTTGCGCCAAAAGAGCGATCAAGTTAGGCGGCGACACTGTGGTAAAATCAAAGCATCGGGGCTTAGAATTCTGTTCTAACGGGCGGGCATTAACTATCAAATTACCTTCAGGTCGCAAGCTCTTCTATTGTAACCCGCAGATTATGCCAAAGACAGTGCGGAAGCCTAACGGTGAAACTTGGGAAGCTGAAAGCATTATTTACATGGGTATGGATCAAGTTAAAAGGCAATGGACTAGGTTAGACACTTACGGCGGAAAACTTACGGAAAACATTGTTCAAGCTATTTCACGTGATCTTCTAGCCGAATCTATGTTGCGCCTTGATAAGTTTGGTTTTGACATCGTGATGCACGTACACGATGAAGTAGTTTGCGAAATTCCTACGGACGATCAAGACGACGATTTAAGTATAATGTGCCAAATCATGAGTGAACCGGTTAAGTGGGCAAAAGGTCTTCCTTTGGCCGCAGACGGGTATTTAACTGAATACTATAAAAAAGATTGATATGCGGTATTTTCTAGGATTTTTACACGTAATTGAAATGATAATTCTGTTGCCTTCGGTGATAGTCTGTATTACTATATTTTACTTTTCGAAGAACCAAAACAAAGCTGACAGAATAGTAGATTTGTTAATTGAAAAAAGAGTTACTTGGACATTCAGTTTAATTATTTGGGCTTCTGGCTACTACTTTATATTCCTATAAATGCACGACGAAAAGATAGATATAGCCGTTGGGCATGGTGCCAGATCAAGAGTTTGGAAAAATCAAAAATGGACTTGGGCGCAACTGGTTGAGAAGCTTCTAACAGAACATAAGACCAACGAAACGTTCAAAGAGTTTGTGACCGCTTCTAAGGAGGATCAACTTAAAATCAAAGACGCTGGGGGTTATGTAGGCGGTTACCTTCGTGGTGGCCGTAGAAAGCCGGAAAATGTTGTTCACCGTCAATTGTTGACACTGGACATTGACGAAGCACATTTGAACTTCTGGGATGATTTCCAGTTACAATTTAACAACGCGGCAGTCCTTCACGGGACGCATAAGCATTCAGACGCAAGCCCGCGTTACCGGTTAGTACTTCCTTTATCAAGGGAAGCAACACCCAACGAATATGTTGCAACTGCCAGGTACGTTGCCGGTGTTCTGGGGATCGACTTATTTGACAATACAACTTTCCAATGTGAAAGGTTAATGTTTTGGCCGTCTACACCTAAAGACCAAGAATATTATGCCGTGTCCCAAGAAGGGGCTTGGTTAGACGTTGACCAGATTTTAAGCAGCTATACCGATTGGACTGATTCAAGCGCGTGGCCAACTTCAGAAAGTACCATTCGAGAAGTTAAGAACGCTTCAAGTAGGCAGGAAGACCCAGAAATCAAGCGCGGTGTTATCGGCGCGTTCTGCCGCACGTATTCAATCACTGAAGCTATTGAAAGCTTCCTAAGTGAAGAGTACGTTAGTGCGGGCGACGGTCGGTTTACCTACACACAAGGCACGGCTGCGGCTGGCCTCGTGCTGTATGGAGACAAATTTGCCTTTTCCCATCACGGGACAGACCCTTCAAGCGGGAAGCTTTGCAACGCTTTCGATTTAGTCCGCATTCACAAATTCGGACATCTTGACGGCAACCAAAGGTCTGAAGGGGTGAAAGCAAAAAGCTTTATTGCTATGTCGGAATTTTGCCGTCAAGATGTAGACGTTAAAAAGACCCTGGCCAGTGAAAAAATAGCTGAATCAAAATACGACTTTGCTGACGATTTCGAAGAACCGGAAGAAGAAATTACACTTGATTGGATGTCTGAATTAGAGGTTGATGGCAAAGGAAAATACCTTTCAAGCTCCACTAACATAAACTTGATATTTGCCAATGACGTAAAGTTGAAGTCAGCTTTCCAAGAAAACGTCTTTGACGATAAGAAATACGTAATGCGGTCGTTGCCTTGGCGCAAAATTTATAAACCGGAACCTATCAGAAACGTCGATTATTCAGGTATTCGTAATTACATTGAAACGATTTATGGTATTTCAGGCGTGACCAAAATAGAAGACGCTTTGAACATAGAGTTCGAAAAGCATTCTTTCCACCCAGTTAAAGAGTATTTGAACGCCTTAGAATGGGACGGCCAAAAGAGAATTGATAATTTATTGATCGACTATTTCGGTGCGGACGATAACGTTTACAGCCGCGAAGCCATTCGCAAAACTCTTGTTGGTGCGGTGGCCAGGGTCTTTAACCCTGGGGTGAAGTTCGATCTTGTGTTAACACTGGTTGGCAACAAACAAGGTACCGGAAAAAGTACGTTTTTCGCCAAGCTGGGTCAAGAGTGGTTCAGCGATTCCTTTCACAACATTTCAGGTAAAGAAGCTTTTGAACAATTACAAGGTGCTTGGATCATGGAAATAGCCGAACTATCGGGTATTAGGAAATCAGACATTGAACCAACCAAGCACTACCTTACCAAGCGTGAAGACACCTATCGGCCAGCTTATGGGCGAATTGTAGAGACTTTCAAGCGGAAGTCGATATTCGTAGCCACTACTAATGAAAAAGACTTTCTCCGTGACCCTTCAGGAAACAGGCGGTTCATGCCCGTTGATGTCCACGAATACCGAATGAAGAAGCGAATCCTTGACAAAGACGAATTAGTTGGCGAACAAGTTGATCAAGTTTGGGCTGAAGCCATGCAGCTATTCAAAGCCGGTGAACCTCTTTATTTGAGTGGTGAAGTCGAAAGGATAGCCCGTAAAGAACAACGCGATCACAGCCAGGTAGACGACCGTCAAGGCATTGTTCAAGATTACCTTGACACGTTGTTGCCTGAAGATTGGAGCGATAAGGATATTCACCAACGCAGAACCTTCTTGACCGATCCACTAAGCCCCAAAGGATCAAAGCATCGAAACTATGTTTGTATCGCTGAACTGTGGTGCGAATGCTTGGGTAAAGAAAAGCATGATATGACCCGATACAACACCCGTGAGATTAACGACATCATGAGGGGGCTTGACGGATGGGAGCAACACAACAGCACTAAAAATTTCCCGATTTACGGGAAGCAAAAATATTATACACGTAAATTATTTTGATATGAAAATGAGCAAAAGACACATTTCAAAAAAGTACATGTCGCTATTGAAAGATGTTCAAAACGACGACTTTTGCAAGGCGGCCTAATCAATCGAAAGCTTTGATCGAGTCAGAAAAACTTCTTGAACGTAAACTTCGACAAAAAATAGATCAGCTTGGCGGCTGGTCTATTAAATTGCTTGCTACCCATGTGACCGGTTTACCAGATCGGCTTTGCTTATTGCCTGGTGGTAAGTTCCTATTCGTAGAACTGAAGACCACTGGCCAGAAGACAAGGAAGATACAAGACAAGGTTCATCAGCGTTTGCGATCAATGGGTTTTCAGGTCGAGGTGATCGACTCTTCTGAAGGAATTGAAAAAGTTATCCACTTATTAACATAGTTATCAACAATGAGAATATTAATTGCTTGCGAAGAAAGCCAAGAAGTGTGCAAAGCTTTTCGTGCCAAAGGCCATGAAGCTTATTCTTGTGATGTATTGCCCTGTAGTGGTGGCCACCCTGAATGGCACTTACAGGGTTATCTTGAAGATGTTATTGGTTCGGGAGCAGATTGGGACATGATCATAGCTTTTCCGCCGTGTACGTACCTGTGTTCTTCCGGCCTCCATTGGAACAAAAAAGACCCTGGCCGGCAAGAAAAAACAGAATACGCCCTTTCTTTTGTGCAGATGATCTTTGAACGGGACTGCTCAAGAATAGCACTTGAAAACCCCATAGGGTGTATAAGCTCAAGAATTAGAAAACCTGATCAAATAATACAACCGTACCAATTCGGTCATGACGCAAGTAAAGCTACTTGTTTGTGGTTAAAAGGTTTGCCGCTTTTGATGCCTACCCAATACATAGAACCAAGAATTGTTGCAGGGAAACAGCGATGGGCTAACCAAACGGATTCAGGTCAAAACAAATTACCCCCTTCAAAAAATAGAGCCAAAGAAAGATCAAAAACCTACGGGGGTGTTGCCGAAGCAATGGCTAACCAGTGGGGTGATGAGATACTATTATGAACGAAACACATCTATATGCTTATCAACGGGAAGCCGTCAACCATATCATGGTAACGCCGCATTGCGGGCTTATGCTTGACATGGGTTTAGGTAAGACGGTGTCAACTTTGACAGCTACCAACAAACTGATCTACGAAGAATTAGAAGTTTCCAAAGCTCTAATTGTAGCACCTAAGCGGGTAGCTGAAAATGTTTGGTCGACCGAATGCGAAAAATGGGATCATTTGAAGCACCTTCGTATTTCCAAAGTTATCGGCAACGAAGGCAAACGCAAGGAAGCTTTGCGCGCCAAGGCTGATCTTTACATTATCAGCCGCGACAATATCGCTTGGCTATGTGGTCAGTACGGCGGTTCTATGCTTCCATTTGATATGCTGATCATTGATGAATCAAGTAGCTTCAAAAGCCCTAAATCTGGACGGTTCAAAGCTTTGAAAGCAGTACAACCGTCTTTCGACCGTGTGGTTTTGTTGACCGGAACCCCAGCCCCCAACGGTTTGATTGACCTGTGGTCGCAAATATACCTTCTTGATCGTGGGGAACGCTTGGGTAAAACTATCACTATGTATAGGGATCGCTACTTTAACCCTGGCCAACGCAACGGGCATATCATTTACAACTACAAAATCAAGAACGAAGGAGAAGAACGTATTCACGCCAAGATCAAAGATATTTGTATGTCTATGAAAGCGGTCGATTATTTGAATATGCCTGATCGCATTGATAACGTTATTAGTTTGAACCTTTCCCCAGAAGTGGCGCAACAGTATGCCGAATTTGAACGGGAACGGGTGCTTGAACTAATGGAAAGCGATATTACCGCAGTGAACGCGGCGGCACTATCAAATAAGCTTCTTCAATTTGCTAATGGTGCCGTCTATGACGAAGACAAGAATTGGCACGAAGTTCACCAAGTTAAGCTTGATGCCGTTGAAGAAATAATTGAAAATGCCAACGGAAAGCCGGTATTGATTGCGTGGACATTTCGGCATGATCTGGCCAGACTTTTGACAAAGTTAAAGAAATATAAGCCGGTTCAGCTTAAAACAGGTCAACATATCAAAGATTGGAACGCTGGAAAGATTCAAGTTATGTTGATGCACCCAGCCAGTGGCGGGCATGGTCTGAACCTCCAAAGTGGAGGTAATATAATTGTGTGGTTCGGCCAAACTTGGTCGCTGGAATTATATCAACAATTGAACGCCAGACTTTACCGCCAAGGGCAAAAGAACGGGCGTGTATTTATCCACCATTTGGCCGTACAAGGTACTTTGGACATGGACGTGATACGAAGCTTGGAAAATAAGAACAATAAACAAGAAGGGCTTATGAAGGCCATTAAATCGAAAATTGCAAAGTATGGACAAAAGTAAATTAATCAGCATGTGGGAATCTAAAATTGAAGAGATTCAACAGACGGGAAATTGCACCAATGCTTTCGGTGTACCTGGGTTCTTTTCACCTAAGTACACCAAAGACGAAATGATAAATTATTGTAAAACTAAAATAGAGCAAATCAAAGAAGATGAAACAATACCACAAACATCTACAGGCGATTCTTGATCAAGGAACGGTCAAGCCGCCAGCACGTAAAGGAATGCCTGGGTCAATCAGTTTATTCGGATATCAGAATAGTTACGATCTGAAAGACGGGTTCCCGATATTGACCACTAAGAAAGTCAGCTTCCGGCAGATAGCAACCGAGTTAATTTGGTTCTTGAATGGTGATACTAATATCAAGTATCTAATTCGAAACGGTTGTAATATCTGGAACGAAGACGCATATAACTATTATAAGAAGCTTTGCGAAGAGAACGACGCACCGAAGCTTAAATATGAAGCTTTCCTTGGTAAGATTAAGAATTGGACGGAAACAACACTTGAAAGCTATTCTTTTGGTGATTGCGGCCACCAATACGGGAAGCTTTGGCGTGAATGGAATAGGCACAACGCAAAGCCCTTGCATATTGACCAGATTAAAAACCTGATCCAAGGGTTGATCCATTCCCCAGCATCGAGGCGGCACATAATCACGGCTTGGAACCCGTCAACGCTTGATCAAATGGCCTTACACGCTTGCCATTGCCTGGTACAGTTCAACGCACGGCCATTGACGCAGGACGAACGTATTGACACGTTAGACCCAATTGATAGGGAAACGGTGCTTGATAGTAAAATGAGCCAGGCAGAAGGTTTGCTTGATGATCTAAACGCGCCACGTTATGCACTTGACTGTCAGTTATACCAAAGGTCGGCGGATATGTTTCTTGGGGTGCCTTACAACATTTCCAGTTATTCACTTTTGACTGAAATAGTGGCAGCGGTTTGTAACATGGTGCCAGGTAAATTTATTCATACGTTCGGAGATTCTCACATTTACGAAAATCACCTAGACCAAGTAAATGAAATACTTAGTCGGAATCCAAACAAATATGACTTGCCCAAATTGTCAATGAACGGTAATTTCATTGACGCATCGCGCGCGGCTGAAGATATAGTTACGGGCGATGTGACCAATAAAGATTTTGCTTTAGTTGGTTATGAAAGCTACCCCGCAATCAAAGCAAAGATCAGTACTGGTTTAAAATAATTCACTATAAAAAAGAAGAGGAGCCTGGCAATAGTCAGGCTTTTTTTTGTCGAAATCTTAAAAATAAATTTGCGTATTTATTAAAAATTATTTTATTTAGCATCATGATGCAATTTAAAAGTAACAGTATGAAAAAAGTAGCAACATTTATGAAAGCGTTCTTCATAACTTTTGGAGCAATCGCGATCTTGACTTTTTGTTTAATGGCAATGTTTTCAACGGTATGAGTAAGACACCACTGCTTGACAAAGCACTAGACCAAAAAGAGTACGACCACATAAACCCCCAGCACTATGAAAATTACAGTGTAGAGGTTATTGACATGATGGTTCGGATTTACGGCAAATCTAAAGCCGCTATCTATTGCGAATTGACAGCGTTCAAGTATCGTATGCGAATGGGTACCAAGCCAGGTAACCCGATTGATCAGGATTTGAAAAAAGAACGCTGGTATCTTGACAAGGCTAACGAATTAAGAAAATGATAAATCGACCACTATACGACGACAGAGCAAAAAACGCTTTTCAACAGGAATGCCGAAGTGACAAAAACTTACGTCGTTTGCGGTTGATTAAATCACTTATTATTATGGCATTGTTTGGTAGTTTATTTGGGTTAAGTGGGTCAATGCTCTGGGGCGGCTCTTCTGTCGTCCTAGAACTATTGACTATTTGGTTCTTGAATAGTCAAATAGCACGTAAGAAACGAAGTATAAAAGATCAATATTTAACATTATGAACAAAACGGAAGTATTCGAATCATATTCTGATTTCATAAACAGGTCAGATAAAAAAGTAAATGGGGTTTCAAAGCAATTTGCCGAAGACAACCCTAATTATGGCGAAGATAATCAAACCAACACAGGGTGCTGGGATTGCAGCGATTGCAGCGATTGCAGCGATTGCAGGTCTTGCAGGTCTTGCAGGTC